ATGCCGCCTTAAGCGCTGGGTGGTTTTGGACCATGCACGGTTGCAATGCCATTGCGGAAAAAGAAGATTGGGTTGCGTTGACCAAACGCATCAACGGGGGCACAATTGGGCTAGATGATCGAATTTCGTTAACTAAACACGCCTTGAGCGTATTGGGGTAAATATGCCAGTAAATTTTAAAATCACTCGCGGTGAATCAAAAAAAGACAATGATTCGCACTATGTTGTCAAAAAAGAATGGCAAAAAGAACGTGAACACGTTATGCGGATCGAGAAAGAGTTAAAAAAGCATGAAAAGACCGATATGTCTCACGCACATCCAAGCCATTCGCATGATGCGGGAATGAAACAACCCAACGCGCCTTTGCCAAATATGCGTAAAGGCTAACGGTTTAGATACAAATCGGTTAGTGGCACGCCTTTGGGCCAAAGATTATTGATTTGTAAATAGTGTATGGTTTGAATGTGCGCTAAATACCACGCGTGCATTCTTTCTGCTTTGGTCATCAAGTGGCCGGAGTCTATTTCTGTGTGGCACGGCTGGCATAGTGCCGCCACATAATTATCCGATGCTTTGATGCCGCGGCCCTTTCCGCCGTGCCAATTAGAATGCGCGGCCTGAGATTCGTGATGACCACACCGTTGACAATTCATCGCCGCCACGATCTTTAGTAAGGATTTGTTGCGAATGTAATTCATCTTTGGATATGATTTCACGGGTGCTATATCGGTGCCCGCCTTTGCATTCGTATCGCCGCCGTTTGGATTCATCATCATTGGTTCTTGTCTCAAGTATTTTGCCTGGTTGACCGCAGAGTGGGCATTTCATTCGTGTGACCTTATGCCTAACCGTTCGGATGCCTCGCGGGTGCGCCAAATGTCAATTGATAGCCGGCTAGCCTCTAGCTGATATTTTAACGTTTCTTCCATCAACACCGCGTTTTCCAATTCTTCAATCAATCCCAAATATTCCGGATCACAAAGCGCCTCCCTTTCTTGCGCCGCTATTTGCGTGAATTCACCGGCAACGGATCGCATACAAATGGCTTTGGCACTTTTTAACTTTAATTCGCACCCAATCCGAATGGATTTGGCTTTCGCGTAAGCCGTTGCGTTATCGTAAATAAATTGTGCGTGTCTTTCAGGTGTCATTCGATAATTCCTCTATCACCGCCCAAGTGGCGATCAAAATCATTAATAACGCAATTGATCCTAGAAAAAGCATAAGAATAATCAGTAAAGTATTCATTCCGTCTCCCTTATCAACACCTCGATATGCGGATCACCATAGCGCTTTGTAACGTGTAAATTTACAATTTGGCTATCAGATACAAAAATCACACCATTGCAAGCATCTAACGCGCTTTTGGCCACGTTATCGATATCCGGCTTTTTAATTGGCTTTTCTAAGCCGTTTAAACACGATTCCTTGCGTTTTTTAGAATAGCTTGATGGCATGGATAGGGAAATGTAAATAAACGCGTCTAAGGCCGTTGTAAGCGGCATTGATGCGCCCATTGACTTTTGTGCCGCTAAGCGGATTATGCTTTCGTAGGATAGCGTTTTAGCATCGGTGTATGCCCTAACAAAACCGCCTTTGCGTGTAAACCGCGGCCGGCCTTTGGCGTGAGGTTGGCCATCAACCCGAAATGTCACATGAAACATTTTTCTTCCAATAGCTGAGTTAATTGATCCAAAACCTTATTTTTTTCGGCAACGATTAAATCAAAATTGGATCGTTGTTTGTTAAGCGCATAATCGAATGATTCTTGATCGGAATTTAATATTTCCATCTTTTCTTTTAATTCTTGGCCATTTTTTACCATTAAAAAAGGATCAATGTCATAGCCGCTACGATCAATCACCAATTGGCACCGGTGATCAAAAAACAAAATGGTGTTATTCATCACGCATTCGTAAAACCTATTGGCCATAAATGCGTAGTTTGAATGCGTGTGATCATCTTCAAGATATAGCGAATATTTGTAATCGCGCAATCTTAGGCCAACCGGTTCAAACATATCAAATGGTTTATCAGACCACATTAGTTTTTCAATAAATTGTGCCTGAATGCCGGCGTTTGTGTATTTATCTTGATTCTTTTTAGATGTGCTGATGTGGTAATTTATACCGTTGTAATCGAGCATATCTTTAATCCGATGCTTGCGAAATGTGCCGTAATACACCAAATCATTGTCGCGCGTTGGGCAATTGTAGGTTTTATAAAACAAATCTTCATTGAATATTAAAGTATTCAAATTGATGGTATGCCATTCATCAATCCAATCGTTTAATGTTTTTCCATTCATTGATTTCCGCAGTATCCATCCGCGGTAACCAGATCGTGGATTGTTGCAAATCATGTGATATGGGCGGTTATTTTTAATTAACCATTTTCTTAAAAGGATATTGTCTTCAACATCATGATCGTTAACTAGCCAATACATTTTTGCATTTGGGTTGTTATCAAGAATTTCCAAATACGCGTTGTATTTCATGTAAGGCGATCCGTAGGCGCAAATAATGTTGTCGTATTCATTATTCTTTACAGATTCAATTTGAGATTGATGGCTAACCAAATCCGCATTGAGGTGTTTTGCAATGATTGATGAGTTTTTAACGTGAACAATGCTCGATGGGTTGTTTACTTCATCAATTACTTTTTCACAAGATTCAATAATTAAAGTTGACATTTCAATTCATCCATTCTTTGTTTGATTGCTTTACCCAAACCAATCCACATTCCGGTTGGGTGATTTTCTAATTGTTTAACTTGGTGCCTAACGTATTCAATCCAACCGGACATTAACGCTAAACGTGCGTAATGTTCAACCGGATCAAGCATTGTTTTTGATCATTTTGAACTTGGCTTTGACCTCATCAGGCATCGCCACGGCGTTTTTAGCATCGTTCTCTAGCTTGATCAAGGTTGGATCGCGTCCGGCCTTGCTAGGCACCGTCTGATGGATGATATCGGCCTTATTGGCAACCCATTCGGCCTTAAATGTTGACCAACCCCGCTCACAACAAATCTTTATCGCATCATCTATGGTCAAGTTGGCTTTGGCCGACTCCGCTTGAATTGATGCGATCAACGTTTCGGTTAGTGTTTTGTTTTTGGCTTTCAAGACTTTTTCAAAATCTGTATATATATGGTTATTGGTTATTGGTTCTTGGTTATTGGTTGCATCAAGTACCCTTGATGTACCCATCATGTGTCCACCATGTTCCCTTAATGTACACAAATAACCATCTAAATCTCCTGCAATGTAAGCATTTATGTATCTTTCTTTATTTACTAAAGACTTTGTTAAAGGGTTATCCCTTAAATAACTGCCATAAGATGAAATGGCTTGATGCTCGCGAAACTTTTTAATTTCAATGTCTGCCCTTGGATGAATGTATCCATTTGGCGTATCCCTAAAAAACTCATTAAGGACAGAAAGCACATCGGCCTCATGCTCAACCATGCGAATTTGGCGAGCAATAGTGCGTTGTTTTATCGGTAATTCGTGGAGATAGTAGTGGTCAAGTAGCCTGCGAAAGGCAATATCTTCAATGATACTTAAATGATGGGTGTGGGATTGATAATCCCCAATGTGGAAATTGTAGTAGTGCATTTTTTACCTTTTTGAATCGCACCTTTGCAAAAAAACGGCGGCAGAGGAAGGTGTAACCCTTTTCGGTTGGATAGCTACCCCCAACCTAGCCGCGTTCTCAAAAAGTATAAACTAAATTTACAAAAACCACTCCGGCTTTAGCAACTTTAATTGCCAAATTCGTGCTTGGGGAATTTCTTTCCATTGGCAAACGGCCATCCTTGTAATACCGAGTATTTTTGCAAGTTTGTATTGGTTGCCAGCGAGTTTGATTGCTTGTTCTTTACTCATGTCTTAATGTTAACATGAATTAACAAAAATACAACACATTTAAATAAATACAACATATTAGGGTATTCACTTAGTAAATACACGTTAATTTGAATTAACATAGCGTCATGCCTTAAGCAATTCGCTAAGAGGTCTTTTTAGGAGAACATAATGTTCTTGGTTACTAAATCTTTTACTTCCGGCCTATTAAAAGGCATCACAATTACTGAACTTACATCAGTTGAGTTCACCATAGGTAAAGCCTACACGGGTTGCCTTGGTACTTCAAATTACACAATTCTTGATTGCGTCAAGCAATGATCAAAGAACAAGCCAACCTAATACTAGATCAAGTAAAGGTTGGCGTTCCATATCCAACCCACATTATTAACCAAGCACTAACAATTACAGGTGATTTAAATGCAAAAAAATTACAGAACAACAAATTACAGAACGACGAACGAAGCATTTCGGAATACTTTGGAGTATGGGGCGGCGATCGAGAAACCAATCCCCAAGATGTTTACAAAACTTGAATTGTTTGCCTATGCTTTGGCCGTCATTGTGATTTTATTAGACATGATTGTTTGGAGGCCATGAAATGAAAAGATTTAACAAAATTGAACAAAGTTGTGAAGAAGCATTGATTAAATATGCCGCGTATGACAAATACGCATTTGAATCTGGTTATTACAAATCACAATTGAAATATGCTTGCATTGAAATTGATGAAGCACAACAAGAAATCGAATCACTTAAAGCAGAAATTCAAGAATTGAAAAAGGAATTAGCATGAAAAACATTTCAACGGCATTGGTTAAAGCACAAAAGATGTTTAACCCAGCGTTAAAGCAATCCATTAACCCACACTTCAAAAGCCGTTATGTTGACTTGGCGGGTTGTGTGGAGGCGGTGATTGACGCGCTAAATGATAACGGAATATTTCTATTACAAAAAACATACGAATGTATGGATGGCGTGATTGTGGAAACAATATTCATTCACGAAAGTGGCGAAAGATTGGAATGCGGAATGTTGCATTTCCCCGCGGTTAAAAGCGATCCTCAAGGCTACGCATCGGCCTTGACCTATGCGCGGCGCTATTCCCTAATGGCCGCCTGCGGAATTGCGCCCGAGGATGATGACGGAAATCACGCATCCAAAAAAGTGGAAACAAAGATTGTTAGCCACGTCAATGTTAAAGAATTGGATAAGCTAATTGAAAAGATGCGCCACGCGGAAAACCAAGAGCAGTTGGTTGCATCGTATCGAATAGCATTTCAGGCTTGCCAAAGCGAAAAGATTCATCAAGACAAAGTAATTGCGGTCAAAGATGAAATGAAAGAAAAGGTGCCAACATGAATAATCGTGATGATGAAGTAGATTATTGGGCGGAACAGGACGCAATTGAAGATATGTACAAAAATGAATTGGCAAATCACCCAAATTGCAAAGACCCTGATCACCCTGGTTGCGGGGCGTGCCAAGATGATTAATTCAACAATTCAACTAATGCTATATCACGATGATGAATTTAGTGATGAATTCATTGAATGGGTGCCAAACAACACCCACATCGTTGATGCGTTTATTCACGAAACATTCAAGATTATTCGCAAGGGATATACGCATTATTCCGGCCGCACGATCTTGGAGGTGCTGAGACACCATTCGGCACTAGCTGAAAGTGGCCAATGGAAACTTAACAACAACCACACGCCTTACTTATGCCGGCTATTTGGTTTATTAAACCCCAAATATGCCAACATTTTTGAATATCGCACAGTTAAAAAACCTAAATTTAGATTGGCCGCATGATGAAAAAAGTTAAACGAAAAACAAAAGAACAATTGCACGAAGAAATTATGCAATTATTTGTTGGCCAAAAAATGTCAACAACATTTGAATCATTGATCGAAACAATGGTTGGTGTGTCTAATTTTATGGAAATTGAGCCATTTGATGTGATTGATATGGTTGTTGCCGAATTAAATATTTGTAAGGAGATGCAAGATGGAACAACGAAGTGATGAATGGTTTGCCGCACGCCTTGGAAAAGTAACCGCAAGCCGCGTGGCGGATGTGATTGCAAAGACAAAGACGGGCCCAAGTGCAAGCCGCGAAAACTACGCCACACAATTGGTGTTGGAAAGGCTAACCAACAAACAAGCGGAAAGCTACACCAATGCCGCGATGCAATGGGGCACGGATACGGAACCAATGGCGCGGCAAGCCTATGAATTAAAACGTGGGTTATTTGTCAACGAAACCGGCTTTGTGGATCACCCAACGATAGAAATGTCAGGCGCAAGCCCCGATGGCCTAGTGGGCACGGATGGGTTGATCGAGGTGAAGTGCCCAAATAGCGCCACACACATGGAAACCATGCTA